CCTTGTCCATCAGCTGACCTACCGAGGCCATCTGGGCAAACCGCTGACCATCAGAGAAGATGTTAGGATCTGACACAGGCTGCACGTCCATTTCGCCTTCGTAGTCAGACTTGAAAGCAAGCGTGTCATCGATCTCATCGGTAAAGTCAGCTGCGTGAGCCTCGTTGTCATCAGGCTCAGCAGCATCGTCAAGGTAGTACTTGTTCAAGCGGTGAAGCAGCGTTAGCGTCTTCTCCATTGACGTATGAAGGCGAGCATGAATGGCTGAGTACACCTTCATACCTTGCTCTATTGAGCTCAGGTACGTGCCAGGAGGCGTGTTGGGTGAGTAGTTAGGATCCTGCTCAATGACCGTCTTGACAAGGCCTTTACCGGCTGTGACAAGGAAACCTAGCAGCTCAAACAAGACCGTGCTAGGCGGATTAAATGGCAACGGCATCGCAATCTTGCGAATGTCGTCAACACCAGGAGCTGCGTCGATCTCGTGGATCTGCGTCACCGAGATGTTCTGGCTTTGGCCGTTGAACTGGGCTCCTTTAAGCTTGATCGCAGTAGGAGCGTTATTAATGTGAGCTGAGTCTAGCAAAGCTCTGAGAGCTCCTGTAGCTGCTGACGATAAACCACCAAGCAGGTGACTCAGGCCAATCGGATAGGCGCCTCTCCAAGGGATAAAGGCCCACTCAACAATCCAGTCGATTGCCTGACAGCCGTCCTCATCAGGATCCCAGTTGCGATACAGACCTAAGACCTTGCCCGTAGGCTCGTCAATGGTGAGAATGTAGGGAGCGTATGAGTAGCCTTCAGTCTTTTGCTTGTCATCAATATCAAGCCAGCAATAGACCTCAAACACGGTCCTGAGGCCGTCAATGTCGTACACAGGGTCGGTCTTGCCTTCAATCTTGTCTGTAGCTCTTTGAGCAGCAGACTCAGATTTTAAGACGCCGTCAGAACTGAAGTCAACGTCGAGATACAAGCCAGAGGCGACCCGGTCTTCAAACTCGTGGCGATTCAACCGCTGACGGTGAGTCTTACGCGTTGCCGAACTAAAATCGGCAGCATGAAACGGGATGTAAATGTCATCGATCGGAATAAACTCGAACTTAGGCCTCTTAGCCCGCTCCCAGTAATACAGCTTGCTGTACTGACCACCTCCCATCGGCACCTGAGTCAACAGCTGCTCTAAACTAGGCCTAAACTCAGCGATCTGCTTGCGGGCCTGCCAGTTCATATGGCGCTTCTTGCGCTCAGCCTTTTGAAGCTTGGCAGGAGTGACCTTGCCCTCAATCTTGATCTTAACAGGGCCATCTGGCGGAAACAACTCTTTTATAGCTGTGCTAGCAAAATCGATTGCTGCTTCAGCAATCATCGGGTGCACAACCTTATTGGCTCCGTCAAACTCAGCTCCTCCAGGAGCATCGTCACCGAGGCCTGACCTGCGAAGAGCATCAGCATACTGCTGGTCGCGCTTTTCTCGAGAGACCTTATCCGTATCGATCAGCTGCAAGTACTCTACAGCAAGATCTGATAACAGTTTTTCATCGACGACCTCAGCTAGGTTCTGATAAAAATCAGCCTCACTCTCGTCTAACTTCTCGTCCTGCTTTGGAAAAACGCCCGCCGAACCGTCCTCTAGCTCGGTCACGTCAAACTGATCAGGAAGCTGGTCATCTTCATTAGAAAATTCTTGGGTCTCTGAATTTAGCTGTTCCATGTTACTCATCTGCGTAAGCTTGTTTCAATCCGTATAATGCTCCAGCAGCTCCTGCAGGAGCTGCGACTTTCCAATAGCGGAGAGCCGGGGGTATAGCAGCTCCAAAGGCTGAGTTAATCCCAATGTCCTCGGCCGAGTCTCCGTCGTTTAAGCTCTGCAGCGCTGTCATCGCAGCCCCTGTCCCCATCTGACCAAGCAGCGTCTTAGCTAGGCCCATGGGGGCTATTCCTGATAGCAGCATGCCAGCTGTGTCTGCGTACGGATGCTCCTCTTCTCGCTTGCGGCGAGCAGCTTCAAGATTGTCCTCAACGATGCCTACAAGCTCATTTGCTGTAAAATCCTCAAAAAGATCAGGTCTCATGAACTTTGCGTAGTGTCCTGCAACTAACGACGGGATGGTCTCATCTAAACCCAGTGTTAGGCCATGAAGCGCGGACTCAGCTCCTGCTCTAACAGCACCTCCGGCTGCATACCGCTGTTCCTCGTCAGCAAAGGCAGGGGCTCCAAACAGAACAGAGTAGGGATAAAACTGTTTCCAGCGAGCCTTGTGCAAGTCGTCTCGTTCCTTTTGAGACAAACCAAGCTCAAGCCTGTCGGTGCCATCGACATGAGGCTGAACGTCCTGTAGCGACAACATCTTGCCTTTATCAAGAGCAAAGACGTCTGTCAGCCAGTCAGCCTCGTTTGGCTCGAGCTCGCCAAGCTGATGGCCTAGCGCTTCTGCTACAGGCTTATGTGTACCGTAATAAGCATCCCACACATATGAATTGCCTTCAGGATCTAGCGCTGTGCGAATGTTCTGTTCTCTTGTGACTTTGGCAAAATCCCTGGCTTCTTTTGACGAGGCGTTCTTTAACACCTCAAGGCCTTCGCTAGGAAGGTCAGCTCCTTTTAAAATCAGGTGGTCAAACGCTTTACGAACGGCTCCGCCAGAGGCAAAATTAGGGGTCTCAAGCAGCTGTTCAAGAGCAGCTCGTCCTTTTGACGGGATCTTAGGCATACAGCAAAGGCCTCATGGGTGTACAGCACGCTCAAGTATAACATAAAAACGCGCGGCTGAAAACGTCTTATTGCGCGTAAGGATTCGCTGGGCTGGGCAACTGCTCGTACTCGGCATCGTGCGGTCTGAAATTAGCCTTCAAGCCCAGGAGCCCGGCTCTAGACAACATAATCATCGCTTGCGTAAATGTGTCGACGTAATCGTCGTGCTCAGCGTTGGGAAATAAACACATCTGGCTTAAGAAAGTCTCTGCAAACGGAGCCAGCTGACCAGGGGTCTTGCGGCCCTCTGGCAGATAGATCATGCCGTGATAGACAAAGTGGCTCGTCGCGTGAGCCCGTTCTATCTTGTCTGACGTCTTAGGGTCAAACGACGCTAAGGGAATCGACGTTTCTGTTCTTAAGACCTGCAGTAACGAGATGCCTGAGCCTTTCTTTTCAATAAGGACTACGTCGACCTCCTTGTCCTCAGGACCAAAGGTCGAGTCGAACTCGTCTTCGACCTTTTTGCGCAAGCTTGGGAAAGCCAGGGTCTCGTCCCAGGCGTCTAGCAGCATGACAGCCGGCTTTTCGGTAACCGGGTCTCTAAACACGCCCCATGTAGTATGGGCAGTCGGGTCTGCCGACGTCTTTTCTGTGAACGCCGTATCATACGACTGGATGATGTAGCTGAATTTTGGAAGCTTCTGTTTAGCAGGCCAGCGCTTGAACCAGTCTCTCTTGTAGATGCCCATGTTCTCAAGATCTAGGATCTCGGCATGGATCTCTTGCTTACCTAAGGCTGTGCCCTCATACTGTAAAATCTGCTCTCGGTATGCGGGAGACAGGTTTTTAAGGTTATCGTACGTAGAGCCTGTAATAAAAAGATTCTTGGCAGGATTTAATTGAGCCTGCTTCTTCAACTTCATGATGATTGGCAACGGCTTAGGGGTCGTCGTCACCACGATGCTAGGACTTTGGCCCAAACGAATACAAAACATGAGCATATCCCACGTCTCTTGTATCTTTGTGTTGTTGCCGTCATGCCAGGCAGCTAGCTCGTCTACCCAAGCTCCATGGAACTGCGGACCCCTCAACCGCTCAGGTTTCTCAGCAGAAAAGCCTGAGATGATACTGCCATTTTCTAGGTAGATCTCTTGGTTAGCCCGGTTGTAGCCATGCTCTACAGACCCTTTGCGATAACATTCCTTGGGGATAACAGCCAGGAGCCCAGACTCGCCCTCAAAGCATACGCGCCGTAAGTCAGACGCCGTCGAAGACACCACAGCCCAGCGCTGTTGAGCTAGCTTAAATGTCCTCCAAAAAGATTCCTCAGCCCCAATCCGAGTCTTGCCATAGCCTCTGCCTGCAAGCAGCATGAACAGGTGGTAGTCCTCAATGGCCGGCAACTGCTTAGGCCTGGCGACTTCGACCCACTTAGTCCTGTGAATCAGGCCTTGTAGCTTTGGTGGAGGAAGCTTGAGAAATGATCCGAGAGAGTCGTTCGAGGGTCTCGATGGAGACTTCTTCATTCGGGGTCCCTTCCGATGCCGTAATGTCAATTGCTCTGAGATCTGGGACCACTTTATTGACAAGACGGACTACAGCGTCATAAATTTGGGTGCCTGTCGGAGCACCCATCCCTGGTATGCTTTTTCCTTCAGAGATGGCGATAAGCTTGCCTAACGGGTCAGACTTATTGATTCTAGCTAGAACTTCTTTGTGATCTAGGCCGTAGTAACCAATGTTTCCCTTTTGAGCCATAATAACCTCACTGGGTTATTTGTACACAAAAAAGTGAGGCCTGTACATAAAAAAGTGCCGACAGTCGTAAGACCATCGGCACTCAGCTTGAAAATTATGCAGCTCGAGCTGCATCGACTGCTAAATTTAAGGCTCGACGCTTGATCTCGGCATTGTAGCCGAACAACGACGTCACGACTCGAGATTCTTGACTACGACCGGTCACGTGGTCTAGCATATACGTCACCGTATTAAACGTGTTCCACATGGTTCCAGGAAACAAATTGGCTCCAGGCTGGGCGTGCAACAGCTCTTGAGCCATCTTCACCGTACGGCTAGCCTCGTCGTTGTCATTAGCCGCGGCTGACGCGCGCTTCGGCCACACCTGCTGGAAATACGCCAATGCTTGCTCGTCGGTGCACTTAGTCTTAGCAAGCATGCGCGCATGCATCTCAAAATCGTCTAATCGATCTTCTACCAATC